ACAGGTTCCAGCGTATCCCGTCCACCTTGGGACACGCCATGAGTGCCTAGACTATGGGGTAAACCCAGTGAGTTTAGGCCGACTGTGTACAAGGCCCACAGTCAGGCGAAGAATTGATTAGGGCACACACCTAGCTTTCGCTAGTGTTTTCTTTCGACTCGCTTGGAGCCTCCAGTAAGCGACGTGGGTTAGATAGGCGGAGCGCGTTAGCCACCTTGATTGCGACGTTGAGAGAGGTATCACCAAAATCTCTAATACCTGTTTCCCACGCGGCAATACGCGGTTGATTAACTCCGTCTATTTTGTCGGCTAACTGTTGCTGAGTCCAGCCACGCTTGACTCGGTACTCCCTAATACAATTGTCAACCATTGCCCACCTCGCTATCTCTAGTCCAGTGGGCCCAATTATACCTATCGCAGACGCGGTTTCTGATGCCATCGCTCCCCATTCTTTCAGGGGTCCGCGCACTACTCGCAAGGCCTTCACCTTGCTTCTCTTATCCTCATTAGCCACATGGCTAAACGTCGGTAGGCGCAACCCATTTACGCAGTCTTGTTTGACACACTCTCACTATGCAGACTGCAACCGGCATTCGGCAACACTATTCAATTATCAATCATCACGTTCGCCTGATTACCCTCTGCTCACAATGAGGTTTAGGCAGTGGGAACTAAGTGCGCGACTGGGGACTTGCACCCCAGCTCAGCCACTATGGCCGCGCTGTGTTCTCAGCTAGCCGCGAAGTATCTGCGTACCGCGTGTGCAAAGTTCGCAACTTCCTGAGTCTCACTGAGATATTCGCTTATGCATTCACCGGCAATGGCCTTGACGTTTCGGGGGATGATTGTTAAATCAGTCCCGTTGAGCCTGACCATAAAGGCCGCCGAGACGCCTTGGTGCGTAATCACCTTGCGACCATCTTCTGCCTGGCTTAGTGTCCATTTGCCTACCGTGATTAGCTTCTTCATCTCGTTTACCTCGTTTCCGTTTAGTGTTCGTTTGTTTTGTTGGCTCCATCATAGGTATTCCCAATTGGTAATGTCAAGCCGGATAATCCGGAAAGTTTAAAACCATTGGAAACACTAGCACCCCTCGGCGTGTCGAAACCACGGCAACACGACAAAAAACGACAAACCACACATAGTGTTGGGTTGCCTGACCACACACCATGTGGTCAGGCAGAGAGAGTGACGGCCACGGCCACTCATGCACCACGTCCCAGACTCACAGCATGGCCACGCGACGGCCACACCACACGGCCACCCTTCGCAACAAAAGACATGACACTTCCTCCTTTACAAAAGTTTCAGTTCCCGCAGCACCTTCGGCGTCGCACGCATGGCATGGAACACATGCCAACGATCCGACTCATCTAGTACCGCCACCATTTCCAGCAAACGCCCGTACTCGTCGTATCCAACCGCCACATAACGCAACGGGTCGGTATCCTCACGCGCCATAAACCGCACGACGTTCGACCATGCCACGCGCACCGAATCAGCGGACACGTCGGGATGTCGAGTCTGGATACGCGGGTCAACGACGATATCGCCAACCGGCACGGCTCACCACCTTTCGGTATAACAGGTTCCAGCGTATCCCGTCCACCTTGGGACACGCCATGAGTGCCTAGACTATGGGGTAAACCCAGTGAGTTTAGGCCGACTGCACACAACGCCTACAGTCGGGCGAAGAATTGATTAGGGCACGCGCCCGCCTACTTGGCGGCGCTTTCTTTCGGCTCACTAGGAGCCTCAGCAAGCGCAAACATCTCGGATAAATCGTTAGCCATCTTGCGCCGCCCCAACGCACGTAACCATTTAACGGCCATCTCTAACGTCATGTTTTTTGTATCGAGATGCCCATTCTTGTACTTGGATACCGTGGTACGAGGTATGCCGATTTTATCGGCTAACTGTTGATTATCCAGATTCTTGCTGTCTTGCAATTCCCTGTAGTCCATGGCCCACCTCGCTATCTGTTTCAGTGGGCCTAATTATACCTTTGGCTTATTCGCAGACGGAGTTTCTGATGCCATCGCGCCGCGTTCTCTCAGCGGCCCCCGCACTACTCGCAAGACCTCTGCCTTGCTTCATTATCCCTCACCAGTCCTTGACTGGGTATCGGTAACACTATTCAATTCTCAAACTCTCATGTCACTCGGGATAGCTCTCACCTATCACCGGGACTTCGTGCGCCGCTGGGACTCGAACCCAGTACCCGCCTATCGGCGGCGCTGTCAGTAGTTGAGCTCGGCCCACACTCGGTCGAACTTGCGGTAGAGCTCGGCGGGGTATTCCTCGTTGTCGTCCATCTCGATACCGAGGGCTATGGCCGTGATGTCCAGCACGTTGTCATAGGTGCAGGGCTTGCATACCGTGGCCAGGTCTACCGCCGCTCTAAAGGCTTTGGCTTTAATCTCCGTGGTGTTCATCTCGGGGTTCCTTTCTTGGTGTTCCGTGGTTGATGGCTATCACTATACGCGGTCCAATACTGGAACGCAAGTCAATAGCGATTGAACCACCCGTAAACCATTGCAAACACTAGCTTCACTCGGCGTGTCGAAACCACCATAACCACCACAAAAACCGTCAAACCACAGAGCCCACGCCACTACTCCCACACCCATATAGTTGCACATACAACAGTTGCACCATGCAACAATCACCAAACATGAGCCAACATCACTCAACCTCATGCCGCCGCCGCTCACAGTCCCATAACCACGCATGTATGCGCACGCGCCCATACGCACACGCCTACGCGCGTACACGCGCGGATACGCGCATACCACCACTAACCAGACACGCCGACACTGGCACACATACCCCCCCATAGGGAGGGTACCCACGGGAAAGCCCCGGGGCCGCTGCGACTCTAGCTCTGACGCTGGATGCGATCTGGGGCTATTATGGAAAAACCGTTCGCTTCTGTAGTGAGTGCTGTTCTTTCACATTTTCTTCACTGCAACGCTTGCCGCAACGCTTGTTGTGAGTAAAATGTCGTGTATACGGATTGTCGGGGAATGGAGCGAAGCTCAGGTTCCTGACAAGACGAGGCCCCGCAGTCGCGGGGTTTTCTCATATCTGCGTGAGATATCCCAATTGGTAGAGGACGCCGGCTCAAACCCGGTGTGTTGTGGGTTCGATTCCCTCTCTCACGACTAGGCCACGCCTTTTTTGAAAACCAAACCGTCAAAACAGTTTTACGAGGATTTGTAAGGTCGAGTTCTCTGGGATTCCGTTTTGTGTTGGTGTTGTTTTCTTGGACCGGGGGCGTGGCCGGGGATGATTGGCAGAGTAGACGAATGCGGCGGCTTGCTAGGCCGTAAACCGTAAAAGGTTCGCAAGTGCAAATCTTGCATCATCCGCAGGATGGTCAGTAAGGCCGGTCAAGGTCGTGACTGTCGGTTGGGGTTTGACCGCCCGTGAACCGGCGTCGTGCAGAATCTCCGCACAGCATCGTGTGCCGACTCCCCGCTTCGCGTGGGTTGACGTCGGCTGAGGAGTGCCCCCGGTTCGCTGGGCGGCGGGAGTCTGAGATGGCTTCCACGGTGTCGAGCACGTGGAGTGCGCGCGGTCTGTAACACCGCTGCCTTCGGGCGTTGGGAGTTCGATTCTCTCCGGCACCACAATCGCGATGTAGTTCAAGAATCTGGCAGAGAACTGGGGCTGAGCACCTAGGCGGCTTTGGTTGCAGAGAATGTCGGGTAGCGCCCGGAGATCGTTGCATACTGATCGTGCAATGCGTTGCGAGATTTGGAGGGACCAGCCGATTGGCGGCGGCAACTGTTCCGAAAACAGTCTGCCCTGACGGGCGTGTGGGTTCGACTCCCACTCTCTCCGCTGTCTGGTCAAGGTATGTCAGCCAGCCTAAACAATTGACTACCCCAAATGCCCGTGGCCGAGTGGTTCAGGCACCGGTCTCCAAAACCGGTTACGGAAGTTCGATTCTTTCCGGGTATGCGATGCCTTGAGAAGAGGCAGCTCTTGGCGGTGACAGCTTCTCGGTCATCGCCAGTCGCCGGCGGCGGCTTCACGCCATGCCGTACGGCAATAACTGAATAGCGCTCCCTCTAGTGGGAGGCGTGGCATTCTAGCTCATTGGAAGAGCGGCGCTCTCGTAAAGCGCAGGTTCGAGTTCGATTCTCGGGATTGCCTCTAGGAACCGGTGGCCCGTGGGCCAACTCCCTTGTATTTGGATTAACCACGTTGGAATGCTCGCTCGCCACGCTCCCACCGGTTCCGTCCCCTTATATATGAGGAGTCATCATGGTTTGGTCATCTTCCAACCGTGATGCACGGTTCAATCCCGGATGGGAGCGGACCCGCAAGCAGATATTGGAGCGGGACCGCTATCGATGCCAGTGGATTGTGACTGATTGGCATACGGGGGCAAAGCATATTTGCGGCTATTCGGCCAATGAGGTCGATCATAAGGTTCGCGCGAAGAACGGTGAGCCCGATGATGATTCCCCGTCGAATCTGTGGGCCTTGTGCCCGTACCATCATTCGCAGAAAACCGCGCAGGAGTCCGCTGAGCAGCGGCGCATGAACCGTGAACGCCGGAAGGAAGAGCAATGGTATTCGCATCCGGCGTTTCAGTGAGCGGCTATGTATGCATGGTGGCCGGCTGCGGGAATACGGTGTATGCGCGCGGCTTGTGCCGCCATCATTATGACCGTGACCGGTATGCGGGGAGTCCGATTATCCCGTTTCGTACCCGCTTGTGCCCTATCGGCCATTATTTCCAGCCGTCTCGTGTTGACCAGATTTTCTGTTCCGGCAGGCATCGCAGCAAGTACAAGCGGCTGTCGGATAAAGACCCTCTGAAGTATCCCCCTAATCCCGAAACCCCCTTGTTCGTCAAGCAGGTCGAGGCCGAGGACATTGAGCCGGATATTCGGGTGGAGTCGTTCACCGACGCGGATGTCATCGCGGAATGCGGTGGCGTGTGTGCGGTGTGCGGCAAGCGGGTCGATGTTGATTCTTCCGGGCCTGATGGTCCGGCGTTTAAGTGGAAGGTTCCTTTGGAGAAGTCGCGTCAGGCGACTTTGGCGAACCGACTTCTAGTCCATAGCCGGTGCCTGTAGGCGGAACGCCTTGGCCCCGGAGTGCCCGGAATGGGCGGAATGGGGTTGAAGCATGGCTGGCAATGGTCATTCCGGTCGTAGCAAGGCCGGTAGGAATGTGGTTTTGAAAAGTCCTGATACCGTTATGGGTCTGGACTTGCCCGCGACCCGTCCTGATGGGCGTGAGTGGCTTGACTTGACGAAACGCTGGTACAGGTCGATGCAGACGGGGCCTATGGCTCCGCGCATGGGTATGGAGGCCGACTGGTTCTCGTTGATGGACTTGGCGAAGCTGAAGGATGATTACTGGCGTATGTCGAAGCCTTCTGCGGTGATGGCCGCTGAGATTCGCCAGCGCGAGGACTCGTTTCTTATCACGCCTGCCGCTCGTATCAAGGCGAAGATCGAGGCCATCGAGGCTGATGATATGAGTACAGGCACGGAACGTCCCGAGACCCGTGGCGAGGCCGTGAAGGAGGACGTTGACCGTCGCCGCCGTCAGTTGAGGGTGGTGAACGGTGGCGCATGACATCATTCCCCAGCTGACGCAATGGGAGTACGATCATTCCCTCGGCCATCTGGCGGTGTGGTGGATTGAGACGTTCACGCTTATCGGACGTGGCGACGGTATCGGCTTGCCCATGCATTTCGATTTGGACGAGTACCAGTTCATGATCGGCGCCTATGCGTTGAAGAGGAACGGCAAGCGCAAGTTTAACCGACTGTTCCTTTCCCGAGCCAAGGGCCGTGACAAGTCGGGCAAAGCCGCTGGCGTCGGCATGTTCGAGGGTTTCGGCCCTTGTCGTTTCGACCATTGGGCGCGTGAGGGCGAGACCTACACGTTCATGGGCGAGACCTACGAGTATCACGAGGGTGAGCCTGTGGGCAAGCCCGTCACCCAGCCCGAGGTCGTGTGCTTGGCCAATTCCGAGCAGCAGGCCGGCAACGTGTTCGAGTCCATCTACTACAACTGCGATTCCGGCCCCTTGTCCGATTGGAAGGGCATGGGCATGGATGTGGGCACGACCCGTATCATGCTTCCCGAGGGTGGCATCATCATGCCCATCACTTCGGGTGCCTCCAGTCAGGATGGAAAGCTGACCACCTGTGGTCTTGCCGACGAGACGCATCTTATGGTGCAGCCGAAGCTGTGGAACGTGTACAAGACCGTGGCCCGAAACCTCGGCAAGCGTGCCGGTACCGCTGGCACGTTCATGATGGAGACCTCCACGATGTACCGCCCCGGCGAGGGCAGTATCGCTGAAGCGTCGTACAAGTATGCGTGGGATGTGGCCGCAGGACGAATCAAGCATCGTGCCGGCATCTACTTCGACCATGTGTACGCGACGTTGGACGTGGAGGACTTCTCGGACGAGAAGAAGATGACCAAGGCCCTTGAGATTGCCTACGGCCAATCCTTGAAAAGCCCCGATGGGAAAGACCATATCATTCTCAAGGACGGCACCGACGTGCCGATCGAGAACAAGACCGGGCTGAGCGCCGATGGCCGTTATTCGCTGACCGATGGCGAGCTTGGCCCGTCCAAGGACGGGTGGCTGACGTTGGATGGCCAGCTTGACCAGATCTACCAGCCGGACACCGATCCCGCCGATTCGATTCGTTACTTCCTGAACAATCTTTCCAGCGTGCAGAACGCTTGGCTCAGGGAGTCCGACATTCAATCCCATGTCCTGTACAAGGACGAGATGGCCGGCTATCTGGGTTCCCGCAAACTTGAGAATGCTTGGCAGAAATTCGTCACCAAGAAGGAGCCGATAACGCTCGGCTTCGACGGTTCCGTGTCGAAGGACTCCACAGCCCTCGTTGGTTGCAGGGTGTCCGATGGCATGTTGTTCCTTATCAAGTTGGAGCAATGCCCTGACGGGCCGGAGAAGGCCACGTGGAGGGTTGACCGTGACGCCTTCGACCAAGCCGCCAGGGACATGCTTGACAAGTACAACGTGGTCGGCTTCTTCGCCGACGCCGCTTTCTTCGAGTCGATGATAGGCGCTTGGGAGAAGGACTACGGGAAGAAACTGAAGGTCGGACCACGCAAGAGCGGCGATCTCGTCAAGTTCTATACGAACAACTGGAAGAACGAGATGTATCAGGCCACGGAGAACGCGGCCACAGGTTTCCGCTACCCGTATGAGGAGCCTGAAGGCAGAAAGCCCGCGTTGAACAGCATCGCGTTGCTTGCCGACCCGCGACTCATCAACCATTTCCGGCATCCGCGCCGGGTGGACAAATCGTATGGCTACAAGATTCTCAAGGAGTCCCCGGCCAGTCCGAACAAGATCGATGCCTGCGTCGCGGGCATTCTCGCATACCGCGCACGCGCCCGCTATCTGGAGATAGCCGAGGAGAAGAGGCGTCGCGCGCCCATTCGCATCTACTAGGAGGTTAGCCCATGCCCGACGTGCAGCTTGCCATCAGGAACGCGACCGTCGAGGATACGGATGCATGGAACCTCACCCAGCTTGCCACGGCTTGGGGTCGCAGACTTCCCATGCTCGCCGTTCTGAAACAGTACAAGGACGGCAAAGAGCTTGTGGACTCCACGAGTGTGCCCGGCAGCACGAGCCCGAACGCGGCTCCCGTGTACCGCACCATGCGCGAGATAGGCACGTTGAATCTGGCCCGCCGTATCAGCGAAAGCGTGACCGACCGTCAGCGTCCGAACGGTTTTCGCAAGATATCCGACGAGAAGATGAAGGATACCGCCGCCGACGCCATGTACCAGGATTGCATGATGGACACGCTGCTGCGCTGCCACCTGTTCCCCGACACCGCAGATTACGGCGCCTCCTACGGCTTTGTGAACAAGGGGCGCGGGAAGAAGCTGGTGCAGGCGTGGAGCCCTTGGTGCTGCTACATGTCTGATGATGAAGATTCGGCCATCCATTACAGCTATGACGCCCGTGAGGGGGTCGAGAACATTCGCTTGTTTGGCATGGAACGCGACGAGGCCGGCAATATCAAACGCGTGTATTCCAAGCTCGCCACGCGCGAGAACGAACGCACGGTGACCGACCCCGACGATGACGAGGCCGTGGCACAGCTCGCCATAGAAGGCAAGGCATGGGAGCCGGGCAACACTTGGGAGTGGGCACAGGGCGATGAGACCTACGATTACGCTCTAGCCTGTGAAAGTCTGCCGGTGGTCAAACTGCCAACGCCGGACGGCATGGGCATATTCGAGCCTTTTCTTGATACTCTGCGCCGTATCGACCGTCAGATTTTCGACCGCCTGTGCATAACCATGATGCAGGCGTTCCGCCAGCGCGCCATCAAGGGCGACATCAACCTTGAATACGGCCCCGAGGACATCGAGGTCATTCAAGGCCTGAAACAGGAGGGCGACCCCATCGACCTTTCCGAAAGGTTCGCCATGGGCCCCGCCGCACTATGGAACCTTCCGGACGGTGTGGAGATATGGGAATCTCAGACCACCGATCTGAACGGCCTGCAGAACGTCATCAACGCCGACATCAAGCATCTCGCGGCCACGGCCGGTATTCCGTTGGATATTCTCAGCCCTGACGTGCAGGGTTCCGCCAACGGTGCCGAGTTGAAGCGCGAGACGCTGCGATTCAAGGTCGAGAACCTGAACGCCCTCGCGTCCGAGGCCATCGGGCGTATGATTCGCATGGCGTTGACGTTGAACGGTGAGGGAAGCGCCGCCGATGACGATTTCGAGCTGATGTGGAAGCCCATGGTGTCCACGAGCAGTCTGGAACTCGCCCAATCCGGCCAGCTGAAATACCAGTCCGGTCTGATGGCACGCCGCACGGTTCTCACCCATGACTTCGGTTTCACCGCCCAGGACATAGCCGAGGATGACATGAATCGCATATCCGACCAGTTGACGTTCTCCGACCAATCGGCCGGTCAGCCCGTATTGCAGGGCGCCGTGCAGCCGGCGACCGGCTGGGATGAAACCACCCAGTCCGCCGTTAACGGTTTGAACGGAGACGAGAACGGAGACGGGGTTTCCGATAGCGTCACCAGTCTCGACGGCGTGGAGACGTTCTGATGGCGGACATCACCCAGATTCTCAACCAGCGCATGAGCCGGTACGAGCGCGAACGCGCCCGTCTGGTCGAGGAATACGTGACCGCCGCATGGAAGATGTGGCAGAGCCTGTCCCCCGCCGACTGGTGGAACGATGCCGTCACGCAGGGCGCGTCGGCAAACCTGACCTCACGGTATATGGCGTTCGTGGAGCGCATGCGCCGACTTGGCATAGCCTATGCCGACATCGCGCTCGGACTCGTCGGCGCCACCGCGCAGGGGCAGCTCCCGGAGTTCGAGGTGGTCAGGGACAACACGGACCCGTGGAAGATGATGCTCCGCCCCGTGGAATCCTACAGGGACGCTTCCAGCAAGGAGCCTCACTTGCGCCCGTCCGCGTGGGAGAACCTTGAGGCCGACGCGCAGCGTTCCGTTGACAGGTGGCTGGAAGAGGCGAACGAGCGTCTTGTGGACATCATCGACACCGATTCCATGATCGCCGGAACGCGAGCCACATTGGAACGCTACCGAGGGTCGGGCATTACGAGATACCGGCGAGTCATTCACCCGGAACTATCCAAGACGGGCACGTGCGGCTTGTGCGTGGTCGCAGCCGACAGGGTGTATTCGATAGCGGCCCTTATGCCCATTCACGGCAACTGCCATTGCACCGTGCTCCCCATCACCGAGGACAACGACCCCGGTTTGAGACTCAACGACGATGACCTGAAACGCATCTACAAGGAGGCGGGCGGCACTACGGCTGCGAAACTCAAGCAGACCCGCGTGCTGACGCTCACCAACAGCGAGATAGGCCCCGTATTGAGCGCCAAGGAAGTCAAGCCACGCAAGGACGTGGAATGGCATCAGCCCGACGCGGATATGACCCGAGAGCAGATTCAACGAATGTTGGAGAGAGCCAACGTGTTCACCGAATACTACCGGAAGGTCGAATCGACCGGAAAGGCCGAACACTTCCGCTACGAGGAGCACACCTACCATTTCGAACCTTCGCCGCACCTGAAACAGGCGCTGGCGGCAAACCTTGCGTTCGCGCAACAACTCAGGGCGAGGCTCCGTCTCGCCGCATAACAGCAACCAAGTTGAAAGGAACCATCCCTGATGGCTGACAACGAGAACACCCCCATCGTCGAAACGACCGTGGACGGTGAGCCCGGAACGGGCGAACAGAACGACACCACGCCGAAGGCCGACAGCAACGACCTTGCCGACAAGGTGTCCATGTGGCAGGCCATGAGCCGCGAGAACGAGAAGAAGAGCCATGCGAACCTGAAGCGCGCCACCGAAGCGGAAAACAAGTTGGCCGACGTGGAGCACCAGTACGCGCAGGCTCAGGCCCAGATCGCCAAGCTCAAGGCGCAGGCCGCATACCCGCAGCTCACCGATGAGGTGTTCGCCGCCCTTGCACCCAAGGATGCGGACGCCGAAGCCATCGAGGAGTGGGCGAAGAACGCATCCCAGTTCATTCTTCCCGCGCAGACCGAAACGGTTGCCGACGATGGGAAGAAAGAAGAACAGCAGCAGCCCCTGCCCGCCTCCGTATTGGAGGGATACAGCCATACGGCGCCTCATCCTCAAGGTTCGACGGCCAGTGGCGGATTGACTGCCGCATACGATTACGGGCGCAAGTTCGCGTCCATCAACAACGACAAAAAGTAAGGAGAACCCCAATGGCTAACCCCGTGGAAATGGTTCACACCACCGGCTATACGGTGCCGCAGGACGACCAGTCCTGGCTTATCAACCGCATCACCGATGGCATTCGTGAGGCGCAGCTTGATCTGAGCCTGTTCACCGGCGACAAGGAGAAGGAGAAGAAGTACTTCGCCTCCATCGACCCGGATGATTTCAACGCCTGGCTGAAGTCAGGCATTCCGGTCGCCAAGGTCACCAGCACCGGCCTGTTCGGCCCGTATGACCCGGCCGCCACCGATGGCCGCCAGCTCAAGGTCGCCGGCTTCCTTGAAAGCCAGCAGCACGTGGTGTTCACGCGCTCCAGCTTCGAGAACCAGTATCCGACCGCCGGCGTGCGCTACATGGCCGTCATCGACCGCAACAACCTGCCGGTCACACTGGCGGAAGGCACCGTTTTCGAGGGTCTTATCCTCGACTACGACAAGTCCGCTGGCGGCGATGTGAAGGTGCTGTCCCCGTCCGCTGCCGGCACCGCCTACAAACTGCCCAACGCCACTGCAAGCGCACTGGGTGGCGTCAAGCAGGCCGCGAACGTCGCCAACCTCGCAACCAGTGCCGACGCCGCCGCCATCGTCGCTGCGGTCAACACCCTGTTCGTCAATCTGCGCACTGCCGGTGTCATGGCCGCTAAGTGACCTTAATCATTCGTTTTCTGAAACCCGCCCCATGTGGCGGGTTTTTTTATACCCGAAAGGAACATCATGGCCCTTATCAACAAGGACATCATCACGCCCGCTGAAGCGTCGGCCATCGTGCTTGGCGCATATCAGTCCACGCGCGAGATTCTGCCGTTCGGCAAGATTCTGCCGGATGTGATGAACCCGACCGGTCTGAACGTGAGCTGGATTCCGAACCAGCCGCGCTTCGAGGTCGAGGAAATGAAGTATTCGACGTGGGATGCCGAAGCCCCGTATGACAAGACCACCGGTGGCGGCAAGAAGTCCTATACGGAGATGCTGCCGCTGCGCAAGCGCCACCGTATCAGCGAGCACGACATCGCAGCCGGACGTGTCGCCGCCACCGCCTCCGAGGCTTCCGACGAGCTGCGTGAGGCTCTTGCTCGACTCGGCACCGAAATGGCCTACCGTACGGAGAAGGCCAACGTCGCCGTCGCCGTGGACGCCAAGCTCGGCATCGACGAGTCGGACCTGACCGCCAACTGGGATTATGCGCGAGACGCCTCGCTCGCCGTCAAACTCACGACCAACAACCTGTGGTCCAACGCGGAAAGCGACCCGATCAAGGACCTGCGCAAATGGAGCGACCTCGTGTACAAGGCCGAGGGCACCCGCCCGCGCGTCATGGTCACGACCCGCAAGGTCATGAACACGCTCATGGAGAACGCCGCCGTGATGAAGTACTTCTACGCGGGTCAGGCCCAGTCGGACATGCTGCCCGCCTTCATCGGCGAAGCCCAGGTGCGTGGCGTTCTTTCCTCCTATGCGAATATCAGCGACGTTCTGCTCGTTGATGAGACGTATGAGGAGTTCGCCCGCCAGCAGAAGATCATCCTGCCGGGCGGCGTCGCCTCCTTCTTCCCGGAGAACACCGTCCTGTTGCTGCCCGGCCTGAACGACACCGGCCTCGGATACACGGCCCTCGGCCCGACCGCCGAAGCCAAGCAGTCCACCGTGTACGGCATCAGCCGCCAGTACGATGCCGGCCCGATCGGCGCCATTCTCGACATCCCGTCCGCCACGCCGGGCTACGAGGCTTACGTGAACGGCACGATGCTGCCGGTTCTCGTCCAGTCCAACAGCACGTTCAAAGCGACCGTCCTCAACGGCTGAGCTTAAGGAGCCAGCATGTCCACGACGCTTATCGACAACATCGACTGGTTGAAGTACATGCGGCTCAACGCGACCGGGGAGCCGGAACTGTTCGACAAGGACACCGGCTTCCCCGATTCGTGGGTGAGGCAGCAGTGCCGTAAGGCCGCGTTGCTGTGCATGGCCGAATGCCCGAACGTGTACGCGCGGCTGCGCAGGCGGAGGCTGAGCGAATCGGATTTTGCCGGCGTGGTATGCGACATGGTTCTCCGTCTCGCCCGCCAGTACAAGTACAAGGCGGAATCGAACGGCAACTACTCGTACACGCGGCGCGACGACCAGCCGGTGGCTCCGGGCTACAATCCCAGTCCCCGACTGTTCGTCGCCAAGGACGAGAAGGCCATACTCGCCGGCTACACCAGTTCGCAGGGCGGCGGGCACATCAGCCTCGGCTTCGACCCCGGTTTCGGGGGCTGACCATGAGCCACCTGTATGACGGGGAGCAGCCCGAGGAGACCCACCTGTTCGATGACGTGGAGACCGAGCCCCGTATAACGGACGATCTACTGCACCGCGACATGATCGTGGTGCAGCCGATGAAACCGTATGAGACGCCCTACGGTTCCGGCACCGTACCGGACGGCGACGCCTCCTACTGTTACTGCTCGTTCGAGCCGCGAATCAACAAGAACAGCACGTTTTCCAAGAACTGGGCGCAGGACACCACGCCGCAAACGACCGGCGGTCTGCGCGAGGATGCTCTGGCGATCGTTCTCGCGCCGGAATGGCATGGGGACATCAACACGCAGTTCTGGCTCGATAACGCCTGTTACGAGGTTGACGGCCCGCCTATGGAGATGCGTCACGCCTCGGATGCCGCCCACCATTGGAACATCACCGCGAGGTGCATCGGCCACGCGACCGAGGACAACGGGTTGAAACCGCCTGTCCCGCCCGAGGGTAGCCGCACATGGGGTACGTGAACTTGAAGCCCGCGAATGTGCTGAACCGTGACATGGCGATACTGTTCGGAGCCGAAGCGACCCGTCCCGTGGCGGAGAAGGTCGAAGCGAAAGCCAAGGCGCTGGCCGACATGAAGGCGAAGCATTCGTCCGTCGCCAACCGCATCGACATCAGCACTCACGCTCACGGCACGCACACCGCCGTCATCATGAGCGTCAAGGGCCGTGACGGTTCCGAGATCGCCTCCCACTTGGAGTTCGGCTACTTCAACCGGTGGCTGGAACACAAGTACGGCATCAAAAGCCCGCTGGCTTGGATGCCGGGATTGTTCATCATGTCGGAGGCGAAATATGTCTGACCCCACGATATTCGACCTTTCCGTAAGGGAACAGTTGGATGCGGTCGCCATGACACGCGCCTACCTGGACGCCGTCGAATGGAAGAACCGTGATTTCAGGCCGGTCATCCAACCGGAGGTCACGCCCGCCACGGATTCGCTCCTGTTGTCCCATGACGTGATTCTCTACCATTGCGGTGCTCCTGAGCAGCCCGACTGGAATCTGAAGGCTTGGATATGGCAGTACACGCTGTCTTTGACGGTGTTGGGCCGTGACCCGGAACGGGTGGCCCGCATCTGCGGATGGCTGCACCGTTGCATATCCGCATGGCCGTACCAGCCGGGAACCATGTACGGGAAAATCGGGCGGATAGTGGACAATCCCGGTTTCGAGTCCCGGTCTTCCGGCGACATGACCAGTTCCAAAAGCATCGTCGCGTGGACTTCCACGAAACGCATACAGGCCGCGTCCCCACGCGGCTGACCTTATCTGAAAAACCATCAATCACACAATCAGGCCCCGCACGCCTACACGGCTGCGGGGTTTTCCATATTTGAAAGGAAAACGATATGGCTGACGAAATCGGCATCCACGACGACGGCGTGTTGACCGCCGTCCGAGGAACGATCTTCATGGCGAAGGCCGAGACCATCATTAACGCCGCGCTGCTCAAGCAGTTCACCGTCGAGGCGGCGACCGTGGGCGCGGGCGATACCATGTGGACGAACCTCGGCCACATGTCGAACGACAACCTGCCCGAGTTCACGTTGGACGGCGGCGACGCCACCACGTTGAGCACTTGGCTCAAGGCGGCGTTCCGCACCCAGTACGCCCAGACCACCGGCACTGTGACGTTCAATTCGGTGCAGGGCGACAAGGGCACGTTCAAGACCTTCTACAACGCGGTCGATATGTCCGGCGCCGGCGTGGCCTTCTCCTTGGAGAAGACCCCCATCAACAAGTCCCTGTTCATCCTGTGGTCCGACACGAACACGACCGGCCGTGCCGGCCTGCTGCTGCCGAACTCGGACATCGCGTTCTCCAGTCTGCCTGCTCTTTCCACGGATTCGTTCGTGGAGTTCTCCGCTCAGGCGAACATCAAGACATCCAGCGTGCTTCCGCATGACAAGAACGGCAAGTTCACGTCCGTCGCCTACTTCGCGCCGTCCGACTTCACGGCCTGACCCGTCTCTTCCTTGCCGCGTCTCCTATCCGCGCGGCAAGGAACCCCATCTTTCCACGGATAGGGCTTTTCAGAATCATTCTTTTCCACGGATAGGAGCCGATGATGGCAGAGAACACTAAGAACACGACCGACAACGCGAAGATGCCGGAGACATGGGACGAGCTCAAGGAACAGCCGCTGTTCGCGGGACTGCCCGACATGGCGAAGCCGCAGGAGCTGAACGTGGCCCAGTCCGCCGAGTTCTCGGTGACATGGCAGCGCATCTCCGAACGCAACGGGAAACTGGGCGACATGGGCTTATTCGGCGACGATGAGGCCGACAAGCCGAAGAAGAAGCCGAAGTACGACGAGTCCGAAGCCGTCATCCTCATGGCCGAGATCGTGCAGTACGCGGACATGTTCTACCGCGAAATCGCGGCCGACGAGAAGCAGTGGGACGAGTTCACCCGTGGCCGCACCTTGGAGAACCTGTACGTGCTGCTGGTGTCCCTGACCACGTTCTATTCGGTGGCACTGGGAAAATCAAGCGCCTCCAAGACGCGCTTGGAGAATGCAGAGTAGCGGTCTCGGCCGACTTCCAACGCTTCTACAACATCAACCTCACCGCCAGTATGGGCCGCATGGAGCCGTCATGGCTGTGCGACCTGCTGGACGGTTTGGAGGGCGTTGACGGGAGCCTGTACCGCGCGTGGATGGCCGAACACCATCCGCTCCCACGGGAAGACGCGAAAAGCATGCCGCGTCTTTCCTACCTCACCTACGGGCAGTCGCAGATGCTGATGCTCAGCATGACGAACCAGCTTGAGATGATTCGCGTGATGATCGCCCGCATGATGGGCGACAAGAAGTCGAAGCCGCAGCCCGTCTATCCGCCCGGCACCGTGGTCAAGCCCGATTCGGTCGGGCCGAAATCGTTCTCCACGGCGGGCAAGTCGTTCGCCCAGATCACGGGCATGTTGGGTGCCGTGTTCGGCGGCAACAGTTTCTAGCAGAAAACCCCTCGCATTCCACGAGGGGTTTTCGTTTATCCTCCCGGAGGTTTTCTCATGGCCTTGTATTCCGCTGGCGCGGTCGGCGTCGATATTCGCCCGGACACCGATAATTTCTGGAAGATTCTCAACGCGGAACTGCATTCTCGTCACCCTGAGGTCACCGTTGATGTGAACACGAAGGGCGTCGCACGCGCCAAGGAGCAGATGCGCGACCTTGACGGCAAGACCCTCACCAACGTGGTGAAGATCGACGGCGACCCGTCCGGCTTGCGTGCCATCGACAAGGCCATGCAGGCCCAGCGGAAGCAGTGGGAGAAGAAGCCGGTCACCAGCAGGTTCGACTTGGACGATACGTCGTTCAATGAGAAGATTCACCGGCTTTCCAACCAGATCAAGCGGACCGCCGGCCAGACGGAGGCGTTCGTCAAGAAGTCGCAGAAATCCGTGGCCGACAGTCTTCAGGACAGTCTCTCCCGCATGCGTTCGGCACGCGCCCTCTACGACAAGGAGGCCACGGCCGCATCCCGCAGGCAGACCATGCTCATCAAGGACGAGCACGCCGCCTACGACATGTACGCGGAGGCCATCGAGAACGGGCGCAAACGTCAGGAGCAGTTGACCCGCAGCCAAGCCGATGTCAGTAAGACCCTTGACTGGTCCATCAAGAAGATGAAGGAGCTGCGCGAGGCCGGGAACATCGACACCGCGAACTGGTACAAGAACAGTCGCATCCCCGAGCTGCGCGAACAGCTCAAGGGCCTGAAAGCCGACCTGAAGGCGGTAGACAAGGAGATAGCGGAGAACAAGAAGGCGCAGGACAAGCTCTTCTCCGCCGATTTCGACAACAAGGTAGCGGCACAGCAGCGTCTTATCGACTCCAACACCAAGAAGTGGGAGAAGGCGACCGACGCCATCTCCAAGTATTCGGACGCCGAGCTCATGCGCAAGGCGCGGCTCAAAGACTTCAACCGTGAGAACGACCGGCTGTTCTCCGGTCTGAACAAGATTCTCGACCTTGAGGAGAAGTCCGAGAAGCTGAACCGCAGGCAGCTCCAGCAGCTGTCGAAGCTCACGGCCGGCCAGAAGGCGTTGGCCGAGGTGTTCGAAGACACGGGAACCAGCGTCAAACGCCTCAACGCGGTACAGAACGATTCGCGCCGCACGATGGACAAGCAGCGCAAGACCGCCCGCGAACTGACCAGCCTGTTCGACGAGCAGGAGACCCAGATCAACGCGCTTTCCGCCGCGTTCCAGAAGTTCAAGCCCATGGGCATCGACAAGAACCTCGGCAAGGAGCTCAACAATACCTTCGACCAGCTGAAGAAGCTGCGCGACTTCGCATCCCGCAAGCCGATCACCGCCAAAGCCACATTGGATAAGACCCAATGGGACAAAAAATACGCGGAACTGATGTATGACGCGGAGAAGCTGCGCGCCAAACTCGACCGGGAGCATGAGGTCAACGTCCGCGTCAAGGTGTGGGAGGACAACGCCGACAAGCTCGAAGCCCGGTTGGAGAAGCTGCGTCATACGCGCCTCGACATTCCCGTGGACTGGCAGGTCGATCAGGAACGAATCATCGCGTCGATGCGTGAGACCGCCGCCAAGATCAAAGCCAATCCCGAACGTCGTTGGGAGCTTGAAGCCGACCTCGACCTGCAAATGCATCGCGCCGAGGAGAAGCTGAAGAAATTCGAGGACAAGAACGACGAGCTGAAGATGGATTTGGACTTGGAGACCGCGTTGGCCCGAGCCCATCTCGCCTACTTCACCCGCCCCCGCACCATCGACATCTTCGCTAATTTCAAGGGCACTGACCTTGGCAAGATTTTCTCCGGCATGACCAGTGGTGCGACCGGTTTGAAGGGCGTGCAGAACCAGTTCGACAGTCTTGTGAACCTGTTCGACAAGCTCGACAAGGTGGTTCCCAAGTGGTCGATTCTCGGTGCCGGCGTCACCGCGTTGGGTGCCGGACTCCTGAACCTGGGACGCACTGCGGGCGGTGTCGGCGTCAGCCTCGTGTCCATGAGCAAGGCCGCGTTGGCCGCTCCCGCCGCGTTGGCTGGTCTGGCGTCCGCAGGCTACGTGGGCTACCGGGTGTTCGGTGATTTGAAGGAAAAGTTCGATGTCACCAAGACCTCGCTGGCGAACCTGAACAAGGAGTTGGGCGACAACGCTTGGAACGAGTACGGGGATAACCTGTACCGTCTCGCCAACGACGTGGCCCCCTCACTGTCCAAGGGTTTGAACGGTATCGCCGTCGAGGAAGGCAAGGTGCTCAACGGGCTTATCGACGTGGTGCGCCAGTCGAACGAAGCCGACCAACTACCGCGTATCTTCGAGAACACGCGCCTCGCGGTGTCCGAACTGAACCCGGGCTTGCAATCACTGGCCCGCGCGTTCCTCGGCTTGGGCGACCAGTCCAGCCAGTATCTGCCCCGCATGGCCTCCTACATTTCCGACGTGGCCGAGAAGTGGGCGAACTGGGTGGATACCGCCGAACGTACCGGTCAAGTCTCTAAGGCGATGGAAAAGGCCATCGAACAGGGCGGCTATCTGAAATCGTCCGTGTTCGACCTGATAGGCGTGTTTGAGGGCACGTTGGGTACTCTGGCGAAGACCGAGAACGGTATCCAAGGTTTTTCCGAGGCTTTGGAGAAAGCCAACAAGGCCGTTCACACCATCAAGTTCCAAGAGACTTTGGAGGCTTGGAGCGCTGGTGCGCAGGACGCGCAGGACAAGATGCGCAACGCTTTCAAGGATATTGGCGACGCCGCGTACTCGTTGAAGGACACCACTCGCGCGGTGTTCGGTGACGCGGGCCAGATCGTAGGCGAGGGCATCACTGGGTTGAGTCGCGTGTTGCAGCAGTCCGGTGGTGGAATCCGCGATTTCAGTTCCGGTGTCCGCGACGGGTTCAGCCAGGTGTTTGACGCGGTGGGTGACGCGGGCCCCATGTTCTCCGATTTGGCGAGCATGGTGGGCCAGTTGTCGCGCACGTTCGGCGGCACGTTCGCGTCCGCTTTGCGTACCGTGAGCCCGCTTATCAGCACCATCGCCAAGGGTGCCACCGGCGTGGCCCAAGCGTTCGACTCGTTGCCGGGGCCGGTGAAAAGCATCATCACATTGTGGGCCACGTTCGGTCGTGCGGGCAAGACGGCGTTCGAGTCGTTGAAGACCGGCATGTTGCAGAACATCCAGTCCACGATGCGATACCAGAAGATGCTCAGCGAACTGGGTTTGAGCGCCGAACAGGCGTCCGTGAAAATGGGCACCCTGATTAAGGCGATGAACCAGTTGCGTTCCGGCAATTATGCGGGTATTCTGTCCGGTGCCATCAGCGAGGTCAATTCCCTCGGCATGGCGGCGGAAGCTAACTCGAAGAAGCTGCTCCTTCCGGGGAACGCTGCCAAGGAGACTTCCAAGGACATGGGCGGCTTGGTCGGTGCGAACGGTCAGGCCATCGCCTCCATCCGTTCGGCCGGGGAGCAGGCCGAACAGCAGTCCAGCAGGTTCGGTTCGTTGAAGACCGGCGTGAAGAACCTGTGGGATGCGTTCGGCGGCTGGACGACGGTTGCCGGTCTGGGAATCAGCGCGGGCATCGCCGTCATCGGCAATGCGATATCCGACTACACGACGAAGGCGGAAGCATCCAAGCAGGCGATGGACAAGGTCATCGACGGCATGAAGGGCATCAAGTCCAACGCCAAGGAGGCGGCGGACGCGTTCAACGATTTCAAGTCGGAGACCACGAAACAGTGGGATGACCCGTCGCTCCTGTTCGGCAAGGACGGTGGCGGCGCGGTCACTGAATGGCTCGTCAAGGTCAGCGGCGGCTACACGTCCGCAGCCGACGCGGCCAAACGTCTGGGCATCAATACCAGTACGCTGACCGATGCGGTCAGCGGCAACGAGGCCGGCTACAAGAAGCTCGTCAAACAGTTGGAGGCGCAAAGCAAGGAGACATACAAGGCCAGCGACCAGTACGGCATGATGGTCGAGAAGCAGACCGATGCCGCCATCGCCGCCGACACGCTGTTGCAGGCGTTGAAGAAGCAGCACAAGGAAGGCTTGGAGAAATCCGTCAAGGAGCAGATGAAATATCTGCGTTCCCTCGAACAGATCTCCGATTCCTCCTCCGCGCTGTCCGACAAGCTCAGCTCGCTCGCCACGACGGTCAAGGCGAACGGTCAGGCGTTCAAGGAAAACGGCGAACTGGCTGACGCCAACAACGCCGCCTATGTGCGCACCGACAAGGCGATGAAGGATGTGGCCGCTACCGCGTTGCTGTCCGCCCATCAGCTTCTCTCCTATGGTGAGAAGAACGGTCAGGTGGAGGAGTACACGCAGAAGGCCGCAAACTCCATTTATGAGGCGCGTGAGGCCATCGTGCAGCAGGCTCAGGCCGCTGGCATGAGTGAGGAAGCTGCTGAAAGGTACGCTGATTCGCTTGGTCTGATTCCCTCTGATGTGGGTACCACGATCACCGCTCATTCGGAAATCGCCCAAGATGCGGTGGATAAGCTCGTGCAGGGCATATCCGGTCTGACCGATGGTGAGAAAGAGATCGTTATCCGGCTACGTGAAGCTGGAGTGGTCACCACGTTGGACGGTGTTCTCAGTCTTGTTGAGCAGCTGATGAAAGGCGACTTGTCCGAGAGGGACCTCACATTGCTGTTGAACGCGAAGGGCAATGCTCGCTGGGAGACAGGCGAGGTCAAGGAGAATCTTCTTGCTCTCGGCATGTCCAAGAAAGCCTACAAGTGGCTGTTCTCAGGTGAGGGCAACGCTGAGGAGCGCATGCAGAAGGTCAGGGACGAGCTCGGCTATCTGAACCTGACCGACGAGCAGATACAGTGGATTCTCGACTGTATCGACCACGCTTCCGGCAAGATAAAGGACGTGGAGAAGAATAAGGTTCCCGCCGCCAAGGGCGTCAGCTTCAACATCGACGCCAACGATGATGACGCTCAGGTCAAGCTCGCGGGATATAAGACTCTCGACGGCCAGCCTATCGCACGCGCGAAAGCGTATGTGGATGGCGACAATACGGACGCCGACGAGAAGTTCCAAGAGGTCAGATTCTATGACGGGTTGACCATCGCCCGCCCGTGGGGTCGTGTTCTTGGCGAGAACAACGGAGCACGTAAGGCGTTCCAAGAGACCGCCTTCTATAACGGGTTGACGATCTCGAAGCCTTGGGGTCGTGTTCTCGGTGAGAACGAAGGAGCACGTAAGGCGTTCCGTGATGTCGCATTCTATAACGACAGGACTCTTGCCTCGGCTTGGGGTCGTGTGGTTGGCGATGACTCCAATGTCAGCAGTGTTTTTCGTTATTGGCGTGATCAGAGCGGCAGTGTCATTTCCACCAATTACGTGGATGTGGTGACACGTCATAGGGACGGCGGCACTCTCCATGCCGCTACCGGTGGCCGTATCCGTGGCGCTGGTACTTCCACTTCTGATTCGATTCCGGCGATGCTGTCCAATGGTGAGATGGTGCTTCGTGCCGCAGCCGTCAAGAAGATTGACGCCGTGTATGGCAGGAGTTTCCTGAACACGTTGAACGCGGTCGGCAGTGTGGAGAAAGCCATGCAACCGTCCGCGTTCGCGTTGAACGCTCGCAGGAAGTCTCAGGCGTATGCGACCGGTGGCCGCGTATCCACGGCGAACGGCTCGTGGAACATCGAGGTCAACCCTGTTGTCAACGTCGAAGCGAACGGCAACTTGAACGCCGGCGTGCGCGAGTTGAACAACCGTGTGGACGAACTGAACCGACAGGTAGGGGCTCTTGCGGCCGGACTGCCGTCCGTGATCTCGGAGAACAGCAGTCCGTGGCCTTCGCAGAGGGCGTTCAACCGTGATGTGAGAGGAGCCCTATGAGCGAACTGACCTACACGTCAGGCGTGACCGGACAGGTGTTCGACTTGGAATCCAAACTGTCGTGGGGTGCGGCCCTCGGACTGCGATCCCGCGAATGGGATTACTCGCTGACCTACCGTGGATTGGGTATGCCTACACGCAAGGCTCGTGAGGTAAGTGTCAGCATGAGCGTCATAAACCCGTCCGATTTGGATGCGTTCATGCGTGCTACGGACGCGGATATTCAGATGAACCAGCCCGGTGTGATAACCGGGCTGGCCGAGTCCGGCGCGGCATGGACGCAGCATGCGGTCATCGTGAAAACCAGCCCCCAGTCGCATCATCGTGCGTCGGACGCCAGCATTGATTTGACCATCGTGCTGTTGGACGGCGTGTGGCGGAGACGGTTGGACGTGCAGCATTTCTGGTCGGATGTGTTGCAGCCCGGCTTAGATTTGGATTACCCGCACGATTACCCGCACGACTATATGCCGACCGCGAGGAACACGACCGTGGTGAATCCGATGCCCGCGCCGATGCCGTTTGAGATGGTCTGGTTCGGGCCGGTGTCGAAACCCCAGTTGACGTTGGGGGGCAACCGGTACGAGTTGGACATGGACATTCCCTCGGGCGGCTATGTGACCATTTCCAGTGTGGAGGGTGAGAAAAGCATCATCCTGACCACTGAGAACGGCGACACGTCGAACGTGTTCTCCAAGGGTGTGCGCACGGGCGGTGAGAACGGGGGAAGCTACATCTTCCAGCCGATACCGTCCGGCGAGCTCGCTGCTCAATGGAATGGTTCCGGCATCGATCTGACGATCATCGAGGAGGCGAGTGAACCGCAATGGGTGTAGGGCTTGTGGTGACCGATGCGAACCATGTGGATTCGATGATGGTCGAGGATTATTCGTTGGATTGCGCGTGGGGCAAGGACGAGAACGATTTCGAGTTGACGGTGGACAAGCTCATCCCGCAGGGCGCGTTCGTCTATTTGGAGGAGTCCGAGTGCGGCGGGATAGTTGATGCGTTGCGCGACCAGTTGGAGCGTGGTGATTCCACGCTCACGTATTCGGGGCGCACATGGCATGGCATGTTGGAAAACAAGATTCTCGCCCCGGATTCGGGGCAGGATTACCTCACCGTGTCAGGCAACGCCTCCACCATACTTGGTGCGTTGTTGTCCCGTGTCTCGCTCACCCCGTTGTTCAAAGCGGTCGTTCCCCCGTCCGGCGACGTGTCCATCAAATCCTACCAGTTCGAACGGTATGTGGACGCATACACGGGCGTCTGCGCGATGGCGAAAGCGAACGGTTTGAAACTCAAAGTCGCCTACCGGTCAGGCCATGTCGAAACATGGCTGGAGACGGCAGGCGACTACGGGAACGACATCGACTCCGACCTGTTGGACTTCGACGCATCGCGCACGTGGCGCAAGCCGAACCACATGATCGGCTTGGGTAAGGGCGAGTTGAGGAACCGCATCGTCAGCCACTGGTATGCGGACGCGAAAGGAAACGTCACCCAAACCCAGACGTTCAAGGGTTTGGACGAGATTGCCCAAGTGTACGACTATTCGTCGGCCGAGGCGGACGAGTTGGCGAAGAACACGAAGAAGAAACTTCAGGACTTGCAGTCCGAGGGTGAGGTGAAGGTCACCGTGCATGAGGATTCGGGCATCGTGTTTGACGTGGGCGACACCGTGACCGCAAGGGATAATCTCACGGGCATCACCGTCAACGCGACTATCAGCAAGAAAATCGTCAAGGTCTCGGGCGGCGTGATGTCCGTCGATTATGAGGCCGAGTAAACAGTAAGGAGCCGATTATGGCGCGTATCGACAATGCGACGGTCATGCAATGCGACCGGTGCGGCAGAAACAAATGGTACAAGGACTTGGACGATCCGGATATCAAGACGTGGTACAACGTCAACCGGTTGGACTCCTCCGGCACGGTCCACGACTACCTGTTCTGCGACCAGGATTACAAGGAATACGCGAACAAGCTCAAGGACTTTGATAACAGCTTCGACAGTTGGATGCAGAACGGAGGCAAGCGTAATGGCTGAACTCGTCACCGGTCATGCGGGCAAGGCGCACGCGACAGCGGAGCAGGCGGCGGGATTGAACGCCGGCATCCTCGGCTTGGACGATTATGTCCTGAACGTGCACGACAAGTTCGAAATCACGGTAGTCAGCGCGAACAAGGTGACCATCGGCACGGGCGAGCTCGTCATGCAGGGCCGTCACGTCAGTCAGGGCACGCCCGAAGATTTGATCATCACGAACGGCAGTCAGGGCATGAAACGCAACGACCTCATCGTATGCCGCTATGCGAAGGGCTCGCAGAACATCGAGAGCGCGAAACTGGTCGTGGTCAGGGGCACGCCCACCACGGGCACGCCCACCGACCCCGCCGTGAACACCACCAGCCCGTTGGACGGGGGCACCACCTACGACATGCCCTTGTACCGCATCCCGCTGGACGGCATCACCATCGGCACACCAGTCGCATTGTTCAACGTGTTGAAACCGATGAGCGACGTGTGGGATTCCCTAACCCAGACCGAAGTGCTGACGCTGATTAACTCCACTTACGGTACCGTCAAAGGCTACCGTCGCGGCTCGC